GGCAACGCTCCATCGAGCATCGCCCGCCTGACCGAACCGCCCCTGATCCGCATGCCCTTCAGAGTCGGGATCCAGTTGGCGGACATCGAGGCCGCCCCCTCCGCCGCCTCGGCCAGACCGGTCGATGTGACCAGCCCATTGACCGGTGCCGGATAGACCAGCGGCTGCGAGGACTGCTGCACCGGCGCGATCTTGCCGCGATTGCTCTCCTGGGTGCGCCACGGGCGGACTGGCATGTCCATCAGGCGATCCCCCGGTCGGCATTGATTTCGGCTTTCAACATGGCCTCGAACTCAGCCAGATCGTCGGTATAGTCGAGCCCCTTCTGCCGCTTCCAGCGCCATACCATGTTCTTCACCAGAAGATCCTCGGTATACACCGTGGAGTCGTCGTCGCTGGCGAAAACGGCCCGGAAGTCGGTGCCGTTCGACTTGGCGACGAAGTGCCCGGAGACATAGTTCAGCGTGGCATTGGTCCCCGCCGAGGTCGGCACGATGTCGAGCCTGCCGCCGGAGCGATAATAGTAGGGCAGCGTCGAGCCGACCTGTCTCAGCACCGCCCACTGACCGCTATTGGTGACCGGACGCACCAGCACCCCGAGCGCCGTGGCGATCATCGCGCCCGGAATGGGCCGGTGGTAGTCTTCCGGCAGCGTGTAGGGCACAGCGGCGATGGCCGCCGCCTTGATGAGCCGGTTCCAATCGACCCGGTGGGCGATTTCCTCGCCGGCCTGTTGGGCGATCGCCAGCATGGTCCTGGCGTCGTCGCCGCCCGAGCCCGCGACTGCCGTAAAGCGGTCCAGCGACACCAGGTCGGCAACCTCGTTGGTGGCGGTCAAGAGGCTCATGGCGTGAGATCCCGGTTGACGACCCGCGCGCGGCCCCAGCGGGCGTTTTCGTCGTTTAGCATGACCGTCGAAATGGCACTGTCGCGCATCGACTCCGCCGCCTTGGCCAGCTCGGCGTTTTTGCTCCAAATGCCGACCTCGACCGCCAGCGCGTACAAATAGACGTTGTAATCGAGGTCGAGCAGCCAGTTGCTCGGATTGTCCAGCGAACGCGCCGGAATCCTGGCGTAATAGATCGTCGTTAAATCGCCGGTCCACGGCGAGCGAGCCGTGATGACGTTGCCGCTGATGACAAATCGGCTGAATGTCGCGGCGTCGGACGTATAGGCGCGCGCCTCGAGGAAATCGCCAGGCAATGTCGCCACGCCATTGACCATCGGCAGGGCGACGGTGGTCTCCTGGTAGCTGGTGCGGAGGTTGCGGTTCAGTTTGCTTTCGGCCAGGCGCAGAAGAAGCGGAAACACCGCGGCAATGTCGTTGCGGCCGGTGTATTCCCCGACGTCGATCAGCAAATCGCTGTAGCCGATATCGGGGGGCGTACTCGGAACAATGGGGCCGCCGGTAATGGGTCCGCTGGTGGTGATTGTCATGTCCAGGCGCTCCCGTTCCAGATTTTGACCGGCTTGGCGACCCAGGCGGAGCCGGTCCACACCTTGACCGGCTTGCTGACCCAGGCGGAGCCGGTCCAGACACTCATACCACTCGGGGCGGGGGCCGGAATACTGCCGACCAGCGCCACGGGCACGCCGTTCAAGGTGTAACTGCCGGGGTCGGCATCGATATTGTGGCCGGCCCGCAGGGTGGCCGCCGTGCCGGTCAGGACGTAGCTGCCAGCCGCTGCATCGAGGTTTCGGCCGCGCCCCCGCAGCGTGACGGGCACGCCCGCGATGGTATAGCTGCCAGCCGCGACGATGAGGGCGCGCCCGGTGGTGACCGTCGTGCCGACGATCGTGTAGATGCCGGACACCGCGGTGACGCCGTAGGAGGTAAAGGCGGAGCCGCCCTTCAGCGCAACCAGGTATGCCTGCCACGGATTGTCGGAGTCCAGCGTCTGCGTCCTGGCGCCGGTCGCGCCGGCAACGACCCGGCTTTCGTCGGCGGAATAGACCACGCTGTCGAAGAGTTCCGTCATGCCGGTCGGCGGGTCCAGCGCGGTGCCGTCCCAGTTGTGGCCGGTATAGATCAGCTTGGTGTTGGCTGTCGTCGTCGTGACGCCGGTTGCCGTCGCCGTCGAGCCGCTGTTGCCGCTCGCCTGGCTGAAGACATCGATCGGGCTGCCGAATGCGAGACAGCCGGAATAGCTGGAGATGCTGACCTGCGTCGATAGCGTGTTGGCGTGCAGGAAGTCGTAGGTCGTGCCCTCGCTGGAAGCACGCTTCCAGAGCACCCACAACTTGCCGAAGAAGCTGCCGCCCGGCTGGGTGACTGTCGTCGTCGTGCCGATCTGGGTCCAGCCGGCCGGGACCGTTATCGCGATATTGGCCGCACTCGCCGCGGCGCCCAGGAAGGTGGCGACCATGACGTCGCCGTCCGCCGTGCCGGTCGGCTTGGCGACCGTCGTGACGGTGGTGCGCGAGGTATAGGTCGTGCTGGAGCCGGCGCGGAAGACCGGCAGGCCGCCTGCAATGCGAGTAATCGTCGCCGGGGTGCCGGTCAGGGCGTAGCTGCCGGTGGCGGCGGCCAGCTTGTTGCCGCTCAGTCTCAGGGTCGCGGCGGTCCCGGTGAAGCTGTAAGTGCCAGAGTCGGCGTTGAGGCTATAGGTGGTGGTGCTGACGCCGCCCTTCAGGGCAATGAGGAAGCCGCCCCACGGATCGGATGCCGCGTTGACGGTATGGCTGCGGGTGCCGGTCGCGCCGGACGCCGCAATGGTTTCGTCGGCGGCGTAGGTGATGTGGTCGTAGCGCTCCGTCATGCCGGTCGGCGGCGAAAGCGTCTGGGATGCGGTCCAGTTGTGGCCGAGCAGCACCATCATGTCGTTGGGCGCCGTCGTGGTCACCGAGGCGTAGGTGGCGGCGGTGCCGAAGCCGCTGGTCTTGGACCAGGCATCGACCGGGCTGCCCGTCGCAAGGGCCCCGGAATAGGCGACGATGACGCCCTGTGTCGTGGCGGTGGTGTTGAGGCCGCTATGGATAAAATCGTAGGTCGCGCCCTCGCTGGAGGCACGCTTCCAGAAGGCGTAAAGCTTCCAGTTGTCCCCGCCTATCGGGTCGCTTTGAATGAAATCGACCTGCGTCCAGCCGGCGGGCGGCGCGATGAGCAGGTCAACGGTGGGACTTGGGGTGTTCTGGTAGGCAAACAGCCCAGCGACCATGATGTCGCCATTGGCCGTCCCGGTCGGCTTGGCGACGCTGGTCAGGCCGCCGCGCGAGGTGTAGGTGGTGTTCGACGCCGCGCGGAAGAGCGGCGCACTGCTGGTGCCGCCGCCCTTGGTCAGGGTGGCATCTGTGCCGGTGAAGGCATAGCTGCCCGGAGTTGCCGCAATCGTCTTGTTCGGCATTGCCTGGGTCAGCGTCGCTGCCGTTCCGGTGAAGGCATAGCTGCCCGCCGCGGCGGCGAGCGAATAGGCGGCAGCCGCCACCTCGAGGGCGACCAGGAAGCCGCCGCGCGGATCGCCGCTGTTGCTGTTGCAGGTGTTGGTCTTGGTGCCGCTGGCTCCGGCTGCCGGCTGCAGGACATCGCAGGCGTAGCTCAGGACGTTGTCCAGCCGCTCCGTCATGCCGGTCGGCGGCAGCTCGTTGTTGGTGTTGTTGCCGTAATCCCAGCCCATCCCGACCAGCATGCAGTTGGCCGCGGTGGTCGTGACCCCGCCAAACGTCCGCGTTGTGTTGGCGGGAAAGCCAACGACGCTGTCGCTGACATTGACGACGCCGCTGGAGCCGGAATAGGCGGCGATGATTACCTGGGCGGTCACCGTGTTGAAGGACCAACTCCAGGTGTAGCTGCCGCTCTCGCTCGCGGCGACCTTCTTCCAGAGCGAGCCGCGCATCGAGGTGGCGTGGACCGGGGTCTGGTCGATGCCGACCTGCGTCCAGCCAGCCGGAGCGGTCGGCACGCCGGGGGGCGTGCTGATGCCGGAATACTGGAAGACCATCGCCAGCATGGTATCGCCGTTGGCGAGACCGGCCGGGGCCGCACAGGTTACCGAGGCGGTGGCGGCGCCGTAGGTGCTGCTGGAAATGGAGCGGAAGGCGACAGCCATCGCTCACTCGCCCGGTAGAAGGTAGCGATTAAGCGTGTAGCTCCAGTTATTCTCCTGAAAGGTTATGTCGGTCGTGCCCGAGCAATCGACATGGCCGTAGCCGCCCTTTTCCATGAAGTTGTTGGTGACACGGCAGTTGGTGACGCTGACCTTGGTGCCGGCGCCAACCTGGATCTGATAGCCCGGACCCGCCTTGCCGGGTTGGTTCATGCATTTGTTGTGGTTGATGCGGACGTTGGTGACTGGGGCGAAGTCGTCCTTGCAGAAAATACAGGTGGTGTCCTGCCCGTAAATGAAGTTGTCCTCGACCAGCAGGTCGGTCTGCCCGCCCTTGATCGAGACGCCGCCGACGTGCTTGTCCCAGTTGGAGTAGACGCTATGCACGCCGCTCTGCGTGCCGCTGGTGTTGATTGCCGGTCCACCCCCCGATGCCGAGAACCGGAACGTGTCGGCTGTCAGACCGGCGGCAATCACCCAGTAGCGGTCGCCTATGGCATCGCTGACGATAAGCGGGCTCGGCAAGGTGCCGGTGGTGTTGAACGAAATGGGATCGCCGGCGACATAGCCATGGCCGACCAGTGTGGCGGTGCAGGGACTGCCGATGCTGAACGTCACGGGACGCGGATCGGGGTGGAGAAAGGCGTCGTGGATGTAGTTGTATTTGACGAGGGACACACCGGAGCCGCCAGCGATTGCGTGCTGGTGATTCGAGACGTCGCAGTTGGTGACGATGGCGTTGCCGCCGGTCCCGATGCCCAGATTGTACCATTGGTTCCTGGTGCCAACCACCGTGCAGCGATCGACCGTCAGGCCCAGCGTGGTGTCGGCCTCGATGCCGAAGTAGCCGCCATTGTTGACCCAGCAGTTGCGCAGCGTGACGTTGTTGCCGGTGATGATCACGCCGTCATCGTAGCGGACGTCGGTGATTGTCACGTTGCTGGCGGTGATCGCCTGCCGGGTGGCGTAGGTGGCGACCGGCGTGCCGACCGCTCCGGTGTTGGTGGCGTCCGGCCAGACGAACGCCGGCACGGCCGGGGCAGTGAGGACGTGGTGGCGGATGACCAGACCCATCAGCGGCACTCCCAGAAGGGTCTCACGCCGCCGCCGACGCAGAAGCGGACGTGCCGCCTGCCGCAGGTGCAGTGCAGGATGTAGATGTCGGGGATACCCAGGTCGGCATCCCGCTCGCTGGAGAACCAGGCCTCGATATCGTGGTTTTCCGGGTGGCGGCAGCAGGAGGCAAGCTGCTGGTTCTGCTCCAGGCCGGCCACGAAGCGCAGCGGCAGGATGTTGTGCGGGCTGGCTTCATCGAGGTTGCCCTCGGCGTCATAGGCCATCAGCCGGCGCACCGGATAGCGGTCGCAGGCGAGGATGTGCGAGCCGGGACCGCGGACACGCTCCCGCAGGCCCCACTCCTGCGGCAGTTTATCGCCGTAGGTGTAGCTGTGGGCGTTCATCTCAGACCAGGCTGAACAGAGTCGTGTCGAAATCCAGGGTCATGGTTTCGCCGGGCGCCACCGTGAAGGTCGAGCCGTAGTCGAAGCGGACCATCGGAATGTCGGTGGCGGCGGTGTCGTCATAGACCGTGAAATATTGCCCGTTCGTCACGCCGCCGAGACTGCCGCCGGATGCCGTCCAGGTGATGTCAGCGGTCGGCACGAAGGTCACCGTGCCGGTGGCGTTGGCGCAGGTGTAGCTGATGGTGTTGGTGCCGGGATAGCCATTGGCGCTCGGGATTTGGCTGCAGGCGGATATATTGACGGTTCCCACGGTCAGCGCCGTGGCATCGCTGTGGATAATCGCCTTGTAGACATCGGTGGCGCCAAGGACATCGATCAGTTTGTCGGACAGGGCGCTGACGAAATACTGGTACTTGTTATAGATGGCCATCGGGGTTCCTTTCAGGCTGATGTGTCGATCCAGACATCGTTGACGCTGGGGGCGAGGGGCGCGGTCGGGCCGATGGTGATGATGCCGCCGACGACCTCATCCGGCGCAGGCGTGCCGCCGCCGGCAATCGGCAGCGTGGCACCGAACAGGGAGGCAGGCGACAGCGCGACATCGTTGCGTATGCCCGCCTCGGTCTCGGCCTTGGTGGCGACGGGAAAGGTGTGCGTGTGATACTCGACAGCCATCAGACTCTCCCCGGCTTGGTGCGCCAGCCGCGATTATCCGGATCGTTGAGCCAGCGGCTGATCCACTTTCGGTCGCGCTGCTGGTTGGCTTCCTCGAAGCCGGAGCCGTGCAGGATATTGTGCGGAAGTGACGCCACCTTGTGCCAGTCGCCGAGCCAGCCGGTCGGTGCCGAGGCGTATTCGGCCTTGTTCAGTTCCAGCGTCTTTGCGACCTCGAAATCGATGCGGAAGTGGTCCATGCCATCCTGGTTGAGATGCCACACGGTGCGGCCCATTTCGGGGTCGTAATGCACCATCGTCCAATCGCCGTCGCGGATTTCTTCGCTCATCAGGCGTTGCCCTTCGTGTAGGTCAGGGGATCGGCCCGCTCCGCCTTCCGTTCGGACAGCAGCATCAGGGCGGTATCCATGTCGAGGTACAGCACGGCGCCAGCCTTGAAGCGGGCCTCCGGGATAATCTCGACGCCGACCCGGTCGATCTGCGGCGCCGGCAGGATCGCCAGGGCGCTGGGCACCTGCGGGTTGTCCACCACCTGCTGCGGCGACGGCCAGTAATCGTGCGTCAGTTTGATGACCACCAGTTGCTCTTTCGGCCGCGGCGTCAGGCCGACCGTGGCGTTCCGGCGGGCTTCCATTTCGGCCGTCACCAGGCGGCGCTGGTGGGCGATGTTGGCCGCCTCGACCTCCTCGTCGGTCATGGAGAGCGCGCGGCGCTTCAGGAAGTCGGCGATTTCCGAGTCGGTCGGTTCGCGGGTGACGACGTTCGACATGTGCGCGCTGGGGTCCGGCTCCGGACCCGCGATTATATCTTTCGGCTTGTAGGGGGCTGCCATGGGAACTCCTGCGGGGGTTTGTGTGTGTGCGCGGGGATTATGGGTGCCGGTCGCTCTGGGCTTTCCGGCACCCGCCCACCCCGCAGGCGGGCAACCAGCAGGGAGGAGGTGCCTACTTGCTGGATTTCGTCGTCTCCGGGCCGCTGGTCTCGATCGACCCGGTCGCCCTCGGCCTATTCGCACCGGGGTCCGGCGTTTTCGGCGGGTCGCTGCGCTCGGCCCGACGCTCGTCCAGAAGCTTGATGGCCTCGTTCGGCGGCAGGTTCATCTCCTCGCCGTGCGCGTGCAGCACGCCCTGCCCGTCGCGCCAGTCCATCAAAAGCTTGACCTTGGTCAACTTCTCAGGCTCGCCCTTGACGACCGAGCGAGGCGTTGAGGTCGTCGTCGTCTTGGTCTCCGTGGTGTCTTCGACCACGCCGACCGGATTGCGGTTGATGCCAACGGTGGAAAAGGGATCGTACTCCGCCGCCTTCCTCTGAAGCACGACCAGCTCGTCGTGCGCTTCGTTGGGATCGCGCGGCCACGGCGCCGCGTCCTTGCCGGCGGAGGCGTCCCGCTCGGCGATTTCCTGTGCGGTCAGTTCGCGAACTGCCCCGACCGTTACTGTCGTTGTGTCTTTGGCCATAGCCATATCTCCGAAAATGAGGGTTGCTTCGAGGGTTACGTGGACGCCGTCAGGCCATACACGTCGGCAATAACGCCGTGTGCGGCTTCGTTGTCTACCTTGAGACAGCCCTCGCCGATAATGACCGTCTTGCGGGCATCGCCCGTCACCGCCACGTCCGGCACCTTGTGGATCTTGCGCAGCCACTCCCACGACATCATGTCCGGATCGATCAGGAAGATACGCCGCGCCACCGCGGCAGACACCGCCATGACCCGGTTCGGCTTGACCGTCACGGTGCCGAAGGGCCCCTCATAAATGTCTGCGTTGGAAATCAGCGTCTTCTGGCCCGATTTATCGGCGTTGTAGCGGAAGGCCGCGACAGCCGGGTCGGACATGAACGAGACGAACACGCTCTTGTTGTAGGGCGACATGACGATGCTGCGGGTATCGGCGCCGGCCGAATAGGCGGCTCCCATTACCGAGTCCATCAGGGCCTTGGTGAACGCCCGCATCAGCGAGGAGGTGGCCAGCGTTTCGGCAACTGTAAAGCCGGTGCCGACCGAGTAGCCGCCATTGGCGCCGCCGGTGTGCCGGCTGACGTTGGTGGTGAGCCAGGACGGCAGGCCGCCCGAGACACGCGCCGCGCCGCCCAGCGAGGCGACGTTGGAAACGATGCTGAACTCCACATCTTTCCTGATCTCGATGCCCTTCTTGACGATGTTGCGCTTGGTTTTTTCAGCGTCACCAGCGTTCTTGATCGCCTCCTGAGTCTCGGAAACGATGAAATCTTTTCTAAAAATCTGGGTGTAGTTGCCGACCCTGGTGACCGGCGTGACGGCACCGAATGTGAACTCGTCGCCTTCCGTCTGCACATTGGCGCCCGGCGCGGTCAGCGTGTCGATGGCCCACTCGGGGTGGGTCGAGTCTACCGATCCTTTGCCGATCATCGAGTAAATCGGGGTGTCCTCCGGCGTGATCCACTTGACCACGTTGTCGAGGCTCTCCCGGTTAACCTTTGCGGATGTTGAGATAAACGTGTTGCCTACGGCGGGCATGAGCCTCGCTCCTTCGATTGGAGTGCATCGAAGGGTCGGTCAGGCATGCGGTTCCGTCAGATATCGATATCGACGGCCATGGCATCCTTGAGCGACCCCGACTTCACCAATCGGGCCACGCGTTCCTTCTGCCGTCTGAATTTCTGCTCCGAGGGCTTCGTTACACGCCTGTCCAAACTCTTGGTCGGCGGCACGTTCTGGACCTTTTTCGAAGCGTTCTTCGCCCTCGACTCCGCCTCTAGGCCCTTGAAGGCGTAATGGCTCAGGAGGTAAAAACGAGAGTCTGCATTCTCGTTGATTTCCTGGTCATTGAACCCCAGATGCTTGGCGGCCGCGCGGGCCTTGGCATTCGCTTCTTCACGCTTTTTCGAATCTCCAAGCTCAGGCATGTAAGCGACAAGGGCGGCATTCTCCGCCTTGTATTTCGCGGCCCGCTCTTCAGCGGTGCCTTGCTCTTTTGCCTGGCTGGCTTGGGTCTTCATCTGCGTGATGGAGGCCAGTTGCTCCATGGCCGCCTCGTGCATCGCACGTTGCTGATGATAGGAGGCCACGACGTTCGGATCGTGAGAAAACAGCAGGGAACGATCGGGCTCATCCGGCAAGTGCTGCGCCAGATGCTCCACCAGGGCGTCAAACACCCCCTCGACCTGATTGGATCGCGCAATCACCGACCGGCGGGCCTCGCCCACCTCAACCGTTTTCATGCGATAATCGCGCTCGCGCAGATTGCCGACGACCAGTTCCCTGAGGGTTGACTGGGTGCCGTCTGGGAGGGTTACGAGGGCCTCGAAGTCGGTCGGCTCCAAAACACGCGGT